ATCCTTGAAAAGGATACAGCGAATGAAGAGGTCATTGAGGTAACCAGTCTTGTAGGTTCTTCCTATCAGATCACACGTAACATTGACTCATCTGGTGCTAAGGCACACGCTGTTGGTGCTAACGTTGAACACGGTGTATCGGCTAGAGACTTTACGGAATCAAGAGCACATGAAGTAGCAACTACTGATGTTCATGGTATATCTGGTGACTTTGTTGGTACTGGTGGCACACAAACACTTACTGGAACAAAGACTTTATCCGCAGCAATTATTACTGCTGCTGGAACATTCAATGCTAATAGCAATAGAATTACAAATGTACCAACAACACCAACAAGTTCTACGGATGCAGTTAACCAAGCATACGTAACTAGCATTTCTGGATCTGCTGCTGCTGCAGCAACCAGCGCAACCTCTGCCTCAACTTCAGCTACATCTGCTGCAGCTTCTGCAACGGCTGCTGCTACTAGCGCAACTTCGGCAGCAACAAGTTTTTCATCTGCATCTACTCAAGCAACCAACGCAGCCACATCTGCTGCATCCGCTGCAGCAAGTGCTACCGCAGCAGCAACTAGTGCAACTAGTGCTGCTACCTCTGTAAGTTCTGCAGCAACACAAGCAACCGCTGCAACTACAAGTGCTACAAGTGCAGCAACCAGTGCGTCTTCTGCATTAACTTCTGCAACCTCTGCTGCTGCTAGTGCTACCGCTGCTGCAACAAGTGCAGCCAGTGCATCAACATCTGCAAGCTCGGCATTAACATCTGCCACAAGTGCTAATGCTTCTTATACTTCAGTTGCTGGTCAAGTTGCATCTGGTCTTGTCAGAGACATGGGAGATATTACATCTGCTGATAACTCTACTGGTACATGGATTTCTTTATCTTCACTTGAAACTAATACACAGGCTTCGGCAACAGCAGCAGCAACTAGTGCAACTAGTGCTGCCACTTCTGCTACTAGTGCTGCATCATCTGCAAGTATTGCAGTATCTTCTGCAGCAACAGCAGTTTCATCCGCAGCAACTGCGGTAACTTCTGCTGCTACGGCAGTAACTTCTGCAGCTACTGCAGTAACTTCTGCAGGTCAAGCAGCAACTAGTGCTACCAATGCTGCTGCATCCGCAGCAACTGCAACTACATCTGCTGGTCAAGCTGCAACATCGGCTGCTTCTGCAGCAACTAGTGCAAGTTCGGCTGCTACTTCAGTTGGATCTGCTTCTACTTATGCAAGCAATGCTTCAACCAGTGCCACCTCTGCTGCTACCTCGGCATCAAGTGCGTTAACATCGCAGACTTCAGCAGCAACCTCAGCATCTTCAGCAGCAACAAGTGCAACCTCGGCAGCAGCAAGTGCTTCTGCTGCAGCAGGTTATATACCTGCTATCTCTGCTGGAGTAAATGGATATTTCTTAACCAATAACGGAACTACCGCTTCTTGGTCCAACCTCTCAGATTGGGGAACACTATAATGCCATTCGCATTCCAACGCCGTAGAGGAACTACGGCACAACACGCAGCCTTTACAGGACTACTTGGTGAACTAACAGTAGATACCGATAAAGATGTTGTAGTAGTACATGATGGATCAACAGCGGGTGGATTCCCTCTTGTTGGTTTAGCAACTACCGATACCCTTACCAATAAAACCTTAACAAGTCCTGCAATAAACACAGCAACTATTGCTGGTGGATCACTTGTTGATGCAACTATCAAAGGGCTAGAAGAAGATATAAATGTTGTGGCTTCTGCTGCAACTGGCACAATTAACTTTGATGTCTCAACTGCTTCTATCTGGTATTACACATCTAACGCAACAGCAAACCATACTCTTAACTTTAGATATAGCAGCTCCGTGTCTCTTAATACTGCATTACCAATAGGAGATACAATTACTCTTGTGTGGCTTAACACTAATGGTGCAACTGCTTACTATCCAAACACAATCCAAATTGATGGAACTACTGTAACTCCAAAAGTTCCAGCAGCAATCACGGCTGGTAACGCATCATCTATTGATGCTTATTCATTTACAATTATTAAGACTGCATCAGCAACATACACAGTTCTTGAAACACAAACTAAGTTTGCTTAAGGGGAGTTAGATGTCACCACTTGTTACCACACTGGCTGGTGCCAGTGCTAGAGGGTATGGAGCGTTATCAGTTCCACCCGTGCCAGTTGTGCCTAACTCATTTTCTTCTATTGCTAGTCAAGTAGCAGATGGCACAAGTGGCACGATTACTTTTAATAGTATTCCACAAACTTACACTCACCTTCAACTTCGGGTATACGCTGCTTCAGCCACAGATACTCAATTAGACGGTACAATTAACAACGTCACTAGTGAGGTTTACTACCACCACGTAAATGGTTGGGTTTCTAATGGTCGTTTTGATGAAAATACTGGACCAAGAAGTACTATGATATACGAAGCCCTTACTAGCCAAACTAACTTCTTTGCATCTTATGTTATAGATATATTAGATTACACGGGCTCTAAGCCTAAAACAACACGTGGTTATCAAGGGTTTGTTACAAATTCTTCAAGCATGCGAGCCTCAAATGTTTCTAATATGACTAGCCAAACTACTGCAATAACAAGACTTGATTTAATTGCAAGAAGTACTACTTTTCGTTCGGGCAGTGTTTTTGCCCTTTATGGTATTGGAGAATAAATATGCCAGGAACTTATGAACTAATCCAAAGTTATACTTTGCCTAGCAGTCAAGCCAACTACACTTTTACGGGCATTTCACAATCTTACACAGACCTTGTTTTTACTATGAGCGGAAGTTGCACTCTAGGTGAAGGTGCGCTTCTAATCCAAGTAGGAAATGGCTCAATTGACACAGGTAACAATTACTCATACGGATACATTTATTCTGCTGGGAGCAGTGTTGGTCGTGATTACCAACCGACTACAACAAGTGGCAGTGTTGGGCGAGTTGACACAACCAATGGTGCTGGATTAGTTCATATCAATAACTACTCAGGCACAAACGGATTTAAAACAATACTCTCTCATGGAGTCAACGGAGCAGTAGGGTTAGTGCAACTTCAACAGTCTACTTGGCGTAACACATCTGCAATAAACCAAATACGTGTATTCCCTGAACAAGGCGGGTCACTAAATACTGGATATAAACTTACACTCTACGGAATACTAAAGGCATAAACATGGCAAACACATATAAGTTTATTGGTAAAACTGTTTTAACATCAAATCAAAGTGCTGTTACGTTTTCAAATATTCCAGCCACTTACACGGATTTAATATTTTTTATTAGAGCCCGTCAAACAGGTGTTCAAGTTATTACCAACTTTCAAATGTTTTTAAACAATGGGCAAAGTGGTGGCTATTACGCTCAATCTATCTACTCACCTACCACTGCAACAGCATTTTCTTTTAATGAGTCTAATGGCGATAGGTGGGACCATATGTATTGCAATGCAGGAAGTTCAACCAGCGATATCTTTACAAATACTATGATGTACATAAATAACTACTCATCTACAACTCAACATAAAATGATACTAACAGAAGCAACTGCCGAGAACTTTGCTGCCCAAGGTCTTCTTCATACAGTAGGTCAAAAATGGGCTTTTAATAATGCTGTAGACAGGGTTGATTTTGATGGTGATGGCGCAAATCAAATAGTTAGCGGTACAAGTATTTATGTGTATGGCATCTAACAACAAACAAATCAACATAAGGAGAAAACATGTCTAGACCAACTAGATTAGAAGTAAACTGCACTACTGGTGAACAGACAGTCATTGAGTTGACTGATGAAGAAATTGAGCAAATGGAAGCAAGGGCTGCTGCTGATGCAGTTCGAAAAGAACAACAAGAGGCAATTGAATTAGCTAAAGCTGCAGCCAAGGCATCAGCAGAAGCAAAGTTAGCAGCACTTGGTTTAACTGCTGCTGAAATCGCAGCACTATAAAGGAGATATAAATGGACAGATTAAAATTAACAACAAAACAAAAGGCAATACTTAAGTCATACCTTCGTGGTGTATTAGTTTCATTCTTAGGATTCTTAGCAAGCAATGAACTTGGATTAGATCCAATCGTATCTATTGCTGTTGCTGCTATCGCAGGTCCTGCAGCCAAAGCATTAGACAAGACAGAATCCGAATACGGCATAGGTTCTAAAGAGTAATGACTACCAACGAATGGGCTGGTATCGCAGTAGCGGTAACCACAATAGTCGCCAGCTTTGCTGGCTCAGTTCGTTGGCTGGTAAAGCATTACCTTAATGAACTTCGCCCGAATGGGGGCAGCTCGATAAAAGATTCCATTTCTAGATTAGAAACTAGGATTGACAGTTTATATGAACTAGTGGCTGGAAAGAGTAATGAATGAAACCTGTAGTCAAGAAAGCCACACCTGCTGCAATTGCTGTGCTGCGCCAAGCGACGGAATTGTTTCCAAAGAGGAAGAAAGCAAGCGATGGTCTACTACCATCTGCTGCTCATCAAGTAGCCAGTCCTGATTCAGACCACAATACTGGTCTAGCAGTAGATCTAACTCATGATCCTATTGGTGGAGTAGATTGTAAAGATATTTACAATCGACTTAAAGAAGACAATAGAGTTTCTTATTTAATATTTGATAGTCGTATTTGGTCTAAACAAAAAGGCGATAGAAAATATACTGGCTCTAATAAACACATAAAACATTTACACATATCTATTAAAGATGAATGTGGTAATGACGCATCACCATGGTTTAAATGGATGGAACAACCAAATAAGAAGTAGGAGATAAAGCGTGGCAACAACCAACAAATATCTTAAAGGTGATTTGCCTATTGCAATTAGCGTTAACATCCCTACTGCGTTGGTTAGATACCAACGTGAGGATTTCGCTGCTAGTTATGCTATAGGTAATACTCCTTGGCTTTCTGCTGCTTCCGATAATAATAAAATTTCTAGAATTACTACGACATACCAGAAGGAACGTATTGACCAGAGCGCAACTGCTGGTGAGCAGTCGCTATCTAACTGGTGGTTAAGATCTGCAACCTCATGGCATCATGGTGCAGGCGAAAGATTCTATGACGCAGAGTCATCTGATCTATTTAGATTCTATGAATCAAACAACGTAGATCCTTGGACTCTTGGCGAGCTTTCATTATTGCCAGCAACCACACAATTAAGTACAGCAGCAGCATCTTACCCAGCAACTGTATCAGGTGGCACATTTTTTATATCAGGTGGTAACGTAAGTTTTTACAATGGTAGTACAACTACATCCACATCTTTGGCTACATCTACAACCGCACAGGTATTAACATCAGATGGAACCTTTGCAATTGTTGGAGCTAACAATGGTATATATCAAGTAAGCACAGCGTTGGCTGTAACTAAATTATATAGCAAGCCATCGGCAGTAACAACACAAACAGTTCAAGCAATTGCCTATGTTAAAGATAGAATTATTGCTGGAGTTATGCATGACTCTGCTGATGTACATGTATATGAATTAGGTAGGAACCCAACTTCTCCTCCTAATACAATGGCAAGTGGTGATATTAGATACACGTTTGCAAATACATCTTTAACTTTTAATTCAATTAGTGAACTGCCTGGATCTATTATTGTTGGCTATACACAAGGTGCCGTATCAAGAATCCAATCTTATACAATGAATGCTACCTCTGCAGTAGCTGCAATTAACGACCCTGTCGTTATTGCAGAGTTACCTAGGGGTGAATCTTTAAAGCAGGTTAGAGTTTACTTAAATGAGTTTGTTGTTCTTGCTACATCTAAAGGTATTCGTGTAGGTACAGTTGGAACAGATGGTACATCATTTACATATGGACCTCTTAATGTTACTGGTAATGTATCTGACTTAGCCTTTGACCAGTCTTATGTATACGGAACTAGATCTGAAACCGTATCTGGGTCTACTGGATTGTGGCGAATTAACCTAGGTCAAGCCGTAGGTAATGGCTATGCCTATGCATCTGATTTAGTTATTGATAGCAGTTCACCTAACGGTGTTGCATTTATTGGTACAACAGGACAAAAACTTATTACATCATCTACTGGTGTGTGGATTGAATCTGCTACAGTTAAAGCAACATCTGGTTATTTAAAGTCTGGCTGGATTAGATGGGGTACTAGTGAAAGAAAACAACCAGTATCTTTATTGATTAACTCTGAGGCAGACACTGGCGGTACATTAGGTTTTACTGTAGAAGACCAAGATGATCAACTTATAACTATTGGTTCAACTCCCCTTGGTATGAGCACTGAGATTACATTAGCTGGCTATGTCCAACCATCAGATCACTTTGAAATTACATTTAACTTTACTAGAGATTCATCTGATACTACTAAGTCACCTAAATTAGAAGAGTGGCAGATACGTGCATTACCTGCACCACAAAGATCTAGAACATTAACTGTTCCATTACTTTGTTATGAAGAGGAGCGAGACCCCAATGGCAATACCAGAATCTCAATACCGTGGGAACGGATTAGTTATTTGGAACGCATTGAACAAAATGGAGGAGCAGTACTCTACCAAGACTTTTCTAATGGAGAAGAAAGAATCTGTGTTATCCGTGCTATTCAATTTGAGCAAGCAGCACCTCCCACTTTTGCGAGTGGGTTCGGAGGAATAGTTACTATTCAGTTACAGACTATTGATACCGAACAAATTATTTCTTAATGGATACAAATAAATTATTGACACTTGTTGGACCAGATGAAAGAAGTGAGCTAGTTACGAAGGTTCGTATAGCTCTTAATGTTGCTGGCGATGATGTGCTTGATGCTCCCCTACAGGAAATGTTAAAAGGGTTGCAGCGTCGTATTGACATCCCAGCAGTCGGGTGCATCAATATAGCCACGCTAGATGCGCTCGCAGTTGCTCCACCTGAATGGTAGGGCTAAGAAGAGAGGGGGATCTTAATTGATCCCCCTCTTTTTTTGTTTCCTATTATCTTTCACGGCTCGCCTGAGCGAGCCTTTCCCACCCACCACCCTTTTACTTTATCAGATCTTTGGTATAAATGTGATTCGTGTCGCTACCAAAGAATGTCAGTTGGTTAGATTACTATTCGACTATGAACGAACTTCCTCCTCATAGATCTTATAGCCAGTTATCTACATGGCAGTCCTGTCCACAGAAATATTATCTTAGCAAAATAGCTATGGTTCCAGAGAAACCTGCGGTGTACCTTGCTGCTGGTTCGGCTGTCCACTCCATGCTGGAGTGGTTAAACCATGAGTTCTATAAGAAGCAACTTGGCAATTGACCAGCGTGGTATACCAAGCAATGAGTGTATCAACTGTGGTTCGGACATACAGGTCATTAGGGCAATCTTTAAAGATTACGAACTGGTCATGTGGTTTCTTGATTCCTTCTGCGCTAACTGTGGTTCTCCTATGACCGCCCCAACACCAGCCGATCACCCTGAGTACAAAGGAGAGACTGATGACTTCCTTTGATTTGACACAGAAGTGGCTTGAGGTATTTAATGATGCCGTCAAGGAGACCGAAGACAAGACAGGTATTCCCTCGACAGAGTGGAAGACGGCTGGACGCAAGACCACCTTGCGCCCAGACGGAGAAGATCTATCGTTTTGGCAAAGCGATGGACTCAAGCAGGTAGAGGCGTATCAGAAATGGTATGAGTCTTCTGGTTGGCAAATTGCTACGATGCCAGATGGTCGTCCTGGAATTGAATGG